CTGGGTCGCTATCCATCCAAAGGTAGTGCGTAGTTCTTCCAATGCCAACCGTCTTGCAAGCCGAGGTAACTACCCCCAACGATTTTTCCAACGCATCGAGCATTGCCTTTTTATGCTGTACAGTTTTGTCCATCTAAATCTTTGTTTTATATTTGTTTCACCTGCGAGGGAAGTGTAATGGTTGCACGCTTGGTATTCCAATCAAGAAGTGGCGTTCAAATCGACCCTCTCGCTCAAAGTAGCCCTCCTTTCTTGGGGGGTTATTTTTTGCCCCTTATACATACCTGCGCCCATTTCATCTATTTTGCTAAATGGTATAATAGGAACAGTTATTTTACAGGTCTTGTCTATTAGGTAAACGTAACGTAGTTGGAAGCCTGGCAAAGGTTTTGCTCCTAATTTCTTCCAATCGTTCCTCGTTCTATATTTATGCTCCAACCCCAAATCCTTGCATATTTTTTTTATTTGCGGCAAATCCCAATTAGCTTCTATTGTCATTCCTGCAATACGCTCTCCATTTGGAAAAACAAACAATGTATTATTTTCTCTAATGTTTGTTAGAATAAAACCGCTTGCTCTATAAATTGTACCATCGCCACACTGTGTGCCATCGCTAAAACTTAAAATCCATTTTATTTGTGGAGCATTCTTTTTAATTAGTTTAATACTAATTGCAATACACCTGCTTTCTGAATACCTTGGAAGGTAGTCGTCAAAGGCCATACGGTTTAATTCTAACATTTCGTTCCAGCCCGTATCTGCCACAATTCCCAGTATTTTACTTTTATCCAATGGGCTCCCGTAGCTCATAACCCCGTGTAGTTTTCCGTCTAAAAAACAACCAAAGTGCAAATTACTATTTGCAACAACCTTTCCAGAGTAGTGGTGTTTCTTTACGAACTCGTTGGCAATCTTTGCTGGGATTACCTTAACGATTATTTCCTTTGCTCTGCCCATTGCATAATAATTAAATAGAGTGCATTTCCATTTGAGTTCTCGTTACCAAAGGTTTCGCAGTATTTGTAGTCGTCTGTTGCTTTTATATCCGCAATAGCGTTCTTTATCTGCTCTGCCTGCTCATCTGCAAGGGTGAAGGTCATTTGCTGGAAGGGTGACTTATCCCCATCGGGTAGCGAAAACTCCTCGCCAAACTCCTCCGCCTTTAAGTCGAAGCCGCCAATATCCAAGCCCCAGTCAGTCATTAAAGCAGCATCCCATTCATTCGCCAGAATATCCCAGTCCCACTCACCGAAGCCAACGTTATCTTTGATTATGAACTCCGCCTGTTGCTCTGGAGTTAACTGGTCGGCAACAATAATCGGCACCTCGGTAAGCCCTGCGGCTTGGCACGCCTTTAATCGCATATTCCCACCGAGTACAACCATATCCTTGTCCACAACAATAGGACGCAGGTTTAGCATCTCGGGAAACTCCTTGATTGACTTTACGAGCTTTTTGAATTTATCGTCTTTGATAATTCGTGGGTTGCTCGTATTGGGAACCACTTGGGTAATTGGTACTATTTGCATTCCTTTTAATTTTATTTACAATACAACCAGCAGTCAGCAATCAAGATGCGATTTGGTAGCAACTCGTCCACCGCTTGAATTACTCCTTGCCAGTTCTCGTGGTAGTCGTCTCCTGCTAAATATCCGCCTTTTTTTACCTTGGGTAGCCATAGAGCAATATCCTCTTTAACGGATTCGTAGGTATGCGTTAGGTCGATAAACACAACGTCCAAAGATTCGTCTGCAAACTTCTTGGAAGCGGTTTTAGAAGTGGCCTTAATGGATTTGTATTTGCGTTCTCCCATATTGGCCTTGAACATTTGATAGATGTCTACCTCTGTTGCCAGCTTATGCGTTGTGGTGAGTTCGTTTGGTGAACCCTTCCAAGTATCAATGATTGTTATCTGTTTGCCTGTTGCTTTGTCGCATAGGTAGGCCGAGGACTTGCCGAGCCAAGCACCAAGCTCAACGAATGTACCTCCTTCTGGCATTTGTGCTATTAGGTAGTCGTATGCTGCTTCGTGGTTAAACCAGCCGTCTATTTCTTGGTAGTGTTTCATTTCAGCAGGCGTTCTAAACGAATGTCGTTAAAGTCGTGAATGTTGAAGTTGGTTGTCATATCCTCGTGCAGTTGCATTGCAATATCAAACGCCTTGTCTATTGTTAATTCTTTAATCGCTTTGTTCCAGTCTCCTTTATGGGCAACCTTTACGCAGTTCTTGTCGGTTAGGTGTTGGGCGTATGGAGCAACGTCACTTACAATTAACGCACAACCAGCGAATCCCGCCTCAACCATCTTTAGATTCGATTTGCAGCGATTAAACTCACTTGGGATAAGTGGAGCAAGGGCAACGTCAAACGCTTGGTACATTGCTCCGTATTCGTTCGGTGGCATTGTTTGGAGCTTGTATCTTGCTCGGCTTGCCTCAACGTAGCCACCAATATCGGCAACGTAGGATTCAACTATTGAGAGGTCTATATTGTTTTGCGTAAGGTCTGGCAAGTGGCTTATGCCAGCAACGTAACCAAAACGCATTTCGTCAGACGGCTCACGTGTTATTTGCCATTGTGGGTCTGCTGGGTCGAGGCCGTTGGGAATGATAACTACGTTTTTATTTAGCTTCTTGATTTTATCGGCTAAATACTTTTGTGTTGTCCACACCTCGTCCGCAAAGTACATAGAGTTTCGTATGCGGTGTTCAAGTCCTGCTTTGTCGTAGGTGACTTTGGAGGGGTGGTCTAACGCCAAGTGCCACCAGTCGTCGTTATCAATGATAACCTTCTTTCCCGACTGCTTGCATATAGCAAAAAAGTTGGCGAACGACTCGCCAGAGAAAGGAACTGCTCTAGAAAATATAACGTGCGTAATTCCTTCCCAGTTGTCGGGCTGTACCTCCTGCTTGTAATTGATAATCTGAAAATCAATAAGCCCCTTCTCTTTGAGTAGAGTTAGGGGCTTGTATATGCGGTGGTAAACCACGCCAGAATTTTCGTCACCGATACAAAGTATGCTTGGCCTCATCGTAAATAGTTGTAGTAACAAAGATACTCTTGGTACGTCTTAATCTTTGGGTTTCTTGTCATTAGCTCTTGGGCAAACAACCCATCGGCTTCGTATCTGTACTCGAATCTTGCTTTGCCGATAAACCCAAGGCGAGCCATATAAGAAGCCGTGTCGATTGTTCCTACCCGTGGGGATTCGGTAGCGTGAAGGCGTGGGTCTCCATTGCGGAAGCATTGCGCCCAGTTTACAAAGTCCTCGGTGCTATCCTTGACGGCTTCAAACCAGTTCGGGTGGATTATGTTATCGTCGTCTAATATGTAAATGTAGTCGTTATCGCTTGCGGACGCTTGTAGGTAGTCAAGTGCCATATTGCGAAGCGGGTTGCCAAAGGCCCCACCGAGGTTAGACCGCACCACCTTAACCCCTTTCGGTACTTCTTTCTTTTTGGTCGAGTAGTCCATAAAGACCGTCCAACTGCAACCAGCAGGAATCGACTCCCGCAAGTGTTCAAGGTTCTCTGGTCGTGAGCAAGGGGTGACGATGTGAATCATTGAGGTATTTTTTTCAAATGTACAGCCTTCAAGAAGTCCTTTGATAACTCAACACCAAAGTCGGCTTCGTGGTGGCACTCACGGCATAGAGCCATAAGGTTTTCGATTACGTCTAGTGTCTTGCTTCCACCCATACCCCTCGGTTCGATATGGTGAATATCCACGGCTCGCCTGTTGCAAACCTCGCAAGGGATAAACTCAACAGGGCTTAACCCCATCGCTTTGAGGTAAATCTTCGTGTGCTTCTTCATAATGTTCTCCAGAATTTCCGTTACGAATAATAATACGGAGGCGTTTCTCTTCCTCGTCTTCTACATAAGTGTAATTAGCGCAGCTCATAAATTTATATTGTTGTCATTCATTAACTCCCGCAGTTGTTCACGACAGGCGTAGTACGCTTTCAATTCACCTTCCGAGGTTCCATCTGGTGCGTACTTGGTTTTACTACGAAGCCATTGGTCTAAATCCCAAAGTACCGAGTGCATTTTAGAAGCGGATGTTGCCAAGTCGAACTCTATCTGGTCTTCTGGCAGACTGTATTCAATAATGGCTTTCATTTCCCGTTGGTGTCAAAGGTTTCAAAATAGTATTGGTCGTTAAGGAAGGTGGAACCAGAGTTTTTGCAGTCAAGCCATCCGATGTCGTAAGCATTCATAATCTGCCACTTCTCTTTTTCAAGCATCTCAGTTTTATTTGCTCTAATATACTCAAGCAACCTCATTGCTACCATCAAATCTGAATCAAACATACGTGTTAGGTCTGATTCAACTTGCAGTAGTTCTTGCATTGCTGTTTTCATTTCCCGTTGGTGTTAAAGGTTTTGAAATAGGTTTTTGATTGTGGTTTCAATCTCGTTCAATCGCTGCTCTGGCGATAAGCCGCTATTCTCCGATTCAATTATAGCCGTGATTTCCTCTAACGTCTTATAGCAAGTGATTAGCTCTTGGATGTGTGTTTTCATTTCTCGTTGGTCTCCCAATACATTTCACATTCACCGTTTTTAATGGGCGAAGTCATAAAGTAAGATTGATGCCATCCAGCGGTAGCCGTGAAGCGGTAGCAAGTTTCCCGAAGGTCGCATCCTCTTCCTGTGCATTTGGTTATATCGGTCATAACTGCCCAACAATAGTGTAGTTGTCTAACTCTGGCTCGTCCACTCCCATAAAGAACTCCTTGTATATGGAAATCGCCTCTTGCAACTTCTTCTCGCCTTCTTCAACAAAAGCAGGGCTAATGGTGTAAATGCCAACGTCCAAGCTCGCTTTGTCTATTGCAATAAATATGAATTTATCAATAGGCACTCCAAAAAGCCGAGTGTAGATATACGCTTGTAGGTCGTAACCGTACTTCTTTGCTGAATAGGGAAACGCACGTAGGTCGGTAGTGGTTTTTAGGTCTGCAATGAAGTTGTCTCCTAATATGTCGGCCTTTGCTCTAAAAGGTATGCCATCTATCATTCCAATAGCGGGAACCTCAAATTGGCAACCTTGAATGTAACCGAGGACGGATTCGTTGCGTAGCAGGGCATCTGCGATGCGTCTGGCTTCGTTGTATTCCTTCTTTGTAATTATTTGGCCGCCTCTTGCTTTGGCCTCTTTCCACATATTCGTATTCTTGCTCTGTACGTCAATAATATCGTACTCTTCTACTCGGTGAGGCTCCAGAGCCATCAAGTGAACCAAACGCCCTACCGAGAAGGCATCCGATTCGTCTTGGCCGTACTTCGTGACGTAGTGGTACGTCTTGGGTGACTGGAGCAATAGTTTACAAGCCGAGGACGAAAGTGCGGCCTTTGAAAGGTAGCCGTAGTAAAACGAATCCTCCATCATTTTTTCGGTAACGGTTGCCCTATCCCAAGTGCTTCCGTCAAGTAGTTCAATTATTTTCATTATTTAGCGTTTATGGCCAGTTGCAATGCCTCGTTAAAGCCACGTTGGTAGTTTATTTCCTTGTCGGATTCTTCAATTCGCTTCAAGAAGTCAATATCTTTTTGGTCGATTCTTGCTCCGTGTTCGGATGCAATCTTTACAAATAGGTCGGTAAGTGTCATAATTAAAAGTGTAAGTAGTTAAAATCCTGCTCCATTGCTCGCTCGTACAACGGCTCCCAGTTGAAGCCCTCAACCATTGCCGGTTGGTATGGGTGCTGGTCAACGTCACCAATGCCGTAAGCATCGACAACCTCTAAACGCCAGCTAAACATATCTTGTACGGTTTTGAATCCTGCCCAAGCGGCAAATACCTCGAAGTAGTCGCCTGCGATGTCTTCGGGTGCAATACCTTGGTTCTCGGCCTCGTACATAAGGTCGGTGTAGGTTACTTGCATAGCACTTGTGCGATGTAGGATGGAACAATAAAAATAGCAAGCAACGCAGTGCTTACAATCAGGTACCAAGCTAGCCAAACGGTCACGTCTTGGAATAGGTCAATCAGTTTGTCTTTCATTGTGTGTGTGTTTAATGTTCACCAAAGATATAAAATTTTTAATACATACAACATTGAGACAAAAAAAATAGCCCCGAAGGACTATTTATTTTTCCATTGCGTGTAGCATACCGCTAATCGCTGGTCTTGCCGAGGATATTCTTTTAGCATCGTATCGTCTGTGACGCAACGATTGATGAACTCCTTCTGGTCTTCTTTGGATTTAGGGGTTGGTAAAGGCATAGATTTGTTTTGCTTGGTTTACGTTTAAGAATCCTACCACCTTATCAACCTTGTACGTCTTTGCGAAGTCGGTTGTTGCGGGCATTCGTTTTGTCTCCCAGTTAATTTGCAGGTCAGCCAATCGGAAAACATAAATACCAACAGGGGTAGAATTAATATAAATAGGGTTGGTCTCGAATCTTGCCGAACGAGCAAGCAAGTTATCGTACTTCATTTTCTCAATGAGCAAGGTGTCGTAATGGCTGCGCCTACATTTTAACTCAATGTCAAAAGCCCATTGGGCCGAGTAGCAATCCCAGTGCGACATTGGCTCCTCGCTCATTTCCAAGTCAGGCAGGAATCGTTCTTTTAGGAACTCAAACAGCTGCCGTTCTG